GACCGCGTGGGGGAGCCCTTCGCCAGGGCGGTGGATCTGATCCACGCCTGCGCGGGCAAGGTGATCGTCACCGGGATGGGGAAGTCGGGCCTCGTCTGCCAGAAGATCGCCTCCACCCTCGCCTCGACCGGAACCCCCGCCTTCTTTCTCCATCCCGCCGAAGGGGTGCACGGCGATCTCGGCGCACTGACGCCGAACGACGTGGTGATCGCCATCTCGAACTCGGGCGAGACGGAAGAGATCCTCCGGATCCTGCCGGTCATCCGGCGCATGAGCGTGCGGATCATCGCGATGACGGGGAACCCGCGCTCAACGCTCGGGCGCGCGGCGGACGTGGCGCTCGATGTGTCGGTCAAGGAGGAGGCCTGCCCTCTCTCGCTCGCGCCGACGGCGAGCACGACGGCCACGCTCGCCCTGGGGGACGCGCTCGCCGTGGCTCTCATGGAGAAGCGGGGGTTCAAGCCCGAGGATTTCGCGCTGCTTCATCCGGCCGGGGCGCTCGGCAAGAAGCTCCTCCTTCGCGTGGAGGACCTGATGCATCGCGGCGAGCGGCTCCCGAGCGTCGGCGAGAACACACCGATGAAGGACGCCGTGCTCGAGATCTCCTCCAAGCGGCTCGGCGTAACCTGCGTCGTGGACGCCCGCGGGGCGCTCGTCGGGGTGATCACCGACGGCGATCTGCGGCGCGCGATCGAGCGCTACCCCGATCTCTTCGAGCGCCGCGCCCGCGAGGTGATGACGCGCCACCCCAAGTGGATCGCCCCGGACGCACTCGCCGCCCGCGCGCTCGCCGTGATGGAGGAACACGCGATCACCGTCCTCGTCGTGATGAAAGACGCGGGGAAGGGGGGCCGCAAGCCGCTCGGCATCATCCACATTCACGATATTCTAAGGGCGGGGGTGGGGTGACGTTCCGGCTGGCGCCGCGTCTGCCCGGGAGGGCGAGGCTCCTGCCGTTTTGCATGAACCCGGCAGGATTGTGCTTGCGATGGGAGGGCGAGGCTCCTGCCGAGCCTGTCTTGACACCCTCCGCCCTGCGTGGTACTCGCTACCCCTCCGGCGGACGGCCTCGCGTCTTGAGCCTTTCCGCCGGAACCGCTTATGGCCCGGTAGCTCAGTTGGTAGAGCAACGGACTGAAAATCCGTGTGTCGGCGGTTCGATTCCGCCCTGGGCCACTGTCTTTTTCTTAGCCTGTGGCTGCTGGTGTGGCTGTTCGTGTGCGATGGGGCGGGACCGTAGCAGCCAGTTCTTCGGTCCACCCACGGCGAAGCCTACCTCGTATCGTGGACCATGGGATTCCAGTGATGTCCTGAGCTTCTGCTAGGCAGACCAGTTTTCCGCCGAAGTTGATCATGGTGTTCCTAGCACTATTCCGTGATTGCTGGCGCGGCGTAGCCCAACGCACATTGCCAGGAAAGTAGCCCCTTGAACTGTCTATTCGGTCAATCGAATGAGCCGTTGACGGGGCATCCCCAACATCTCGGTAGAAGGCCAGAAAGGACCGCTGCCACTCTGGTGCGACCGTTACCCCCATTGCGCCGTACAGGTAGTACATCGTCGAGTCTGGGTTTAAGCACCGGGTAAGGATGCCGGCCCATATTCGGTATATTCTGCTTCCGGCCATGCCGTGCCGTTCGTTCCGTCGGTTCATTGTACTCCTCCGCCAGCGTCCGTCCTGTGGCTGTTCACTGGACGAACGGCGCGAGCCTCCTCCCGAGCATGTGGCAGGCCCGCAGGTCCGCCTCGCAAACGGCCCGGTCCGCCTCACAGGCGTCCCAGTCGTCAACGCTTGGGCGGCTTTGCAGGGCCTCCAGGCGGCTCGTCTGCACCACGGTCACTGGCCCCAAGCACCCGACGGCGCTTAAGAGCACGCTCAAGATAGCGCACAGCGCGGGCGGTCTGAGCCTTCTGAGCCCTCTGAGCTTCATCCTCGAACTCCTCTGCCGCCTCCGGCCCCTTCGCCTTCTTCCGAGCGGTGTATGCGTCGGCCAAGGCTCGCCCGAACTCAAGTACGCTTCCCCAGAAGCCCATCAATGCCTCACGGCTTCGACGCCACCCCGGCCCTGAGCCCGGCCAGCGCCGCAGCTTGGAAGATGACCTGGAACAGCCCGGACAGGTCGATCTCATGACCGAGGTAGCGGGCCACGCCGGTAGCCAGAAGCCCAAACGCCGCGATGTAGGTCTTGTATCCGCTCAGCATGATTCCTCCTCATTCTTGGCAGATTCTACCATGATTTCACGCGCCAGCGTCACCGACTCCGGCTCCCACTTGGGATCGAGGTCTCGGCGGTTGTCCCACTCCGACACGACGGCTTCTGCGAGAGCGCGCTCACGCTCCATGCTCATCGCCTCCCCCTACTCCTTCACGGTTTTCACGATCGCTCCTTCATTCCCCCGGTTTCGGGGCGGGTGGTACAAGTTTCAAGCATTCCTCTTGTGGGTGCGTTTTTAGACACTCGTTGATAACGATCATGCGGATCGTCTCAGCGTTTTGCTGCATTTGCTGCTGCGTCTGCTCGTAGTGCTTCTGCTCTTGCTCGGATACCGTGTACGAGAAGCCCCATGCTCCAAGAACGAGTGTTGTGACGAGCGAGGCCCATAGTTTCATGTCACCCTCAAATCGGAAACTCATCTACGTGCTTCAACACCTTGTCCGGGTAATCCAGGTCCCCGCCGCCGTTGAAAGCGAGCAGTCCGAGCCGGACGTTCCCGCCGTGCCGTTCGATCTTCCCGGCCAGGATGCGCGCCCCCAGGTCCAAGTTCGTCGCCGGGTCCAGGATGCCCGGGATGAAGAGCCCGTGGTATCCATTCTCGCGCGCCACGGCCCCCATCACCTGACAGAGCCCCCAAGACTGCTTCTGCGCCCACCACTCCGCGTCCGGATCAATCCAGTCCGCCGGAGCGCGCCAGCCCTTGGGCGGGATGGGGCTCAGAACTTCGGCCGGCGTGAGAAGGCGGGTTCCATGTCCGTCTTTCACGCGGAACGGCTCCCACGTCCGCACGTCCACGAGCCAGTGAAAGCGCGGCTCCGGGTTGTGCGCATCCCAGTGCCCCTTGGACTCATGCTGGACGAGCGCGCAAAGGAGCCGATGGTCCAGGCCGTGCGTCTTTGCGGCATGACGAACGAGGGGGCCGTGAAGTTCGTACCACTCGACAGGCTTCACCTTGGGTTGCGATCGTCCGCGATGCTCGGGTCCAAGTTGATGATGATGCCATCACGGAAGACCTCTGCGATCGACCTGTCCCCCTCGTTCACCCAGATGCTCAAAGTACCGGGGAAGCTGAACGTCTCCAAGTGTCCAGACCCACCCTTCTCCTTCGCGTCGGCCGTAGTGTTGACGACCGTGTGCGTTCCTGTCTTGGTAACACTGTCCACTCTGCCTCTGAGTCTCATGCTAACTACCTCCTTGTGTCAGGTTTCACCGTTCTCGTCTATACTTAACAGGCGTGCAAGATGGCAATCCCTGTGCACATTCGATGCTACGCAGGCGCTCACTAAACTCCGCAAGCCTTTCATCAATGCGATCCAGTTTTGTCCCTATTGCACTCCACCTTGAGTCTTGTACACTCCCAAGCGCCTGTATACGAGCGTTCCGATCATTTACAGCCTCAGCCAAAGCATCTTGGGAAGAAAAATACATCATAAGAGTAAAACCAAAGCTAGCAAAAACTAATGTAGTCAATAGACTTATGACTACCCATATTCCCTTGCCATTCATGAAATCAATCCCTCTACCGTTCCGTCCGATCGCCGCAGCGCATCCACGTTCCAGTAGACCCGCCCACCGTCGTTCTCGATCAAGTCGGTGATGGCCCCTAGACCCTTAGCGGTGCGTGTAAAGAACATCACGTCGTACTTGAGAGATGAACGGCGCATCCAATCGCCGAGCGCCGCGACCCCACGGATTGTCCGCTCCAGGCTCTCATACGTCGTACCTACCGCGTAGACTTTCTTGTTCGGGCTGACCCAGTAAATGCGCTGGTTCCCCGTCAGCGCGCGCGCCCTCTCAACGTCTGGGAAACCTGCGTAGTTCTGGTACAACCCGTCCCCGGAGGGAAAATCCTCAGCCGATATGCCACTACACGCCGTGCAAATCTGCCGCTGCGTTGGCTCCCAGAAGTTGTGGAGAGAGGGAAGCTGCATCCACCCGAGCGCTTTGATCCGCCTGCACAGGTGCTCAAGAACGTTGAGGTACGACTCGCGCGTGGCGTACTCGCGGCAGTCCGCGAAGTCGATGCTCCTGGGGGCGAACCCACCGACCTCGATCTCGTCGTAGCGCCAGCCGTCGTAGCCGAGGTCTCGCAGCCGTGCCACCTCAGCCTCAACCATCGCCCACACGTCGTCACGACGCGGGTCGATGAGCGGGTGCGTGCCTGGAGCGCGCCGCGGAGGGCCGTAGTAGTCGGCCAGTCCAGGAATGTGCGGCACCTCCCATACCCGGCCGTCCAGGTGGTGGAGGCACGCCACGTCGGGCACAGGCATGCCGTAGATGGCGTTCCGCGCCGGTTGATCCATGGCGCCCTGCCAGCCGAATGTGATGACCTTGTAGCAGATCAGCTTGGAGTTCGGTTTGCGGTCGAACAGTTCCAGGCGCGGCAGCGCCGCCTCCTGGACTTCAAGCATGTCCAGCATCGGGCCAACGGCCCTAAGCCAGGCGTCGTCCTGGCGCTGGGGTGTGTGGACGTAGCCGTGAATGCGCATTAGAGACTCTTTTCGCATTTACACTGAACTGTCTTGTTACCACCGCTCGTACAACCAGTATCGTAAGCCACACTCACGCTCCCTGCTGCCGGGGTCACACTGACGATGCCGGTCACCGGAGCCGCGCATGCTGCTGTTGGACTTCCGCAGGAGCAAACACTTGTAGTTTGGGCGCCAGGAACTGCGATAGTATCAGGCGAAGTACCATCTACGGCAACAGGCGTGCTAAATGCCGGACTCGCGGTCAACTGCGCGAGCGTTGCTCCTCCGTTAAGCGTTGGGGATGTCATGTTGCAATTCTTGAGTACAACAGTGCCATTCACATTGTTTATCTCAGGCGTAATAGCTCCAGACACAGGATTTAGGTAGCATGTGTCGATTGTTATTGTTCCTCCATTTTCTGAGTGGTAAAATTCAAGAGTATTGTTCGCTCCCGTTACCTTGTTGGCTATACTTATATTCCTGATTAGAGCAGAGCCACTAGATACTCGAACAAACTCTGCAACAGATGCCGGAGCAGTACCACTATACTCCAGTATGTCATTGTGGCTTTCGTACACGCCACCGCTAACTAAAACAACGTTTTCTGCATCTGCTGACCCACCCATAGCTGCACGCATAGAGAACCTATTTCCTATAGTAATGGCAGTTGCTTTTGCGGGCAGCTCTGTAAAAAAGTCTGACTTTGGAACACGTACGTCTGAGTTGGTAATTTTAAGTATACTTCCTACATACGACAAATTAACATTTCTAAACTCAATGTCTATCAAGCTGTTGTTTATGTTAAACACCGCAGGAAGCCAAGTAGTCACAGAAGCACCCGCTGTTGTATAAACAGCTTGTATGTTACGATCTGCTGTTATGGTAGTAGTTCCTGGAATACCTTGAGTATGTGCAAGGGTAACAACCCTATAAAAAGTAGTTGGTTTCCCACTTTCAGAAAGCATAACAACACTACCTATTACGAGGTCATCCCCCTCAGAGTTTATACTTTTTGTTACTATAGAAGTGGACGCCGTAGACGTAGCTGCGTTCAGTCTAAACACACGCTGTTCACCACGCCAAGTATACCGTGCCGTGCTTCTTGGTGCGTTTGTTACAACGATAGAGTCCAGCCTGCTGTCTCCCATGTAATTAAACGCAAAAGAACCAGCGTCGTTGTTTGCTGAATGTAGTATACCAGAACGCCCTTCTGAGACTATAGCAGTGTGTGGAGGGATAAGGTCATCAAAAATTTCGTATGTTCCTGGGCACAGACTTATAACATTAGCAGTAGTTTCACTAAACGTAGACGATGTTACATTAGCGATCATCGGACCTGCAAGAGTACCTGCGGGGTCATAGTACGGTTCCCCGTCGTCACTACCCGTAGTGCCGCTCGCGGCTGTTCTCTCTGATGTACCTCCAGAGTATATACCAACTTCAATGTAGTCGCCTGTGCCCTCTGTAAAGTCGTTTGTATCGTATATATCATCTCCGTCTATTACAATGCCCCAATCCTGCGGAGTTGCTGCCTTACCATACACAGTAGCATCAAGTACCTTTGAGACAAGCTCAAGTCCAGCAGTTCCTATTGAAGACGCAGCTACAGTTGAACTAGCCAAAATACCGCCACCTGGAAGACCCGACGTTGATGCACATATAAGAAGGACACCGCTTCCATCAATTTTACATATACGAACTCGAAGGTTTCCTACAGGGCTACCAGTCTTCTTTGCAGTAAAGTTTACTGTATCAGCAGGTGCAGTCGCTGGGTGACCAAGAATACTTGAACTTGAGAAGAAAAGTGCGTCTCCTATTCCGTCTGTAGTAATCTTGTGTAGTGTTATAGTGGCATCACTTTGATACCCCGCCTCTATAGGCTCACCGATTGGAATTGGAAGTGAACCAATGGCTTGTTGAAGTGTCTGATAAGGCGTTCCTGACGAACACACCTTGAGTATGTTCGGAACGGAGGAGGAGCCTCCAGTCAGTGAGGCACCTGCTCCAGTCACGAATGGAAGCGCCGCGACGAGCAGCGCTGAAAGGAGTTTCTTCATTTCAGTTTCCTCCGTAGAGATAAACAGTTGCCGTGCTGTCGCTTATACAGTGAGCCGTATCGCAAGGCGTAGATGTTTCCCATGAAATACCCGCAGGGCAGGTCGGCAGGGGGGCCATGCTTGTCGTGGCCGCCGCGCCACAGTTGAAATACGCCGTTCCCGTCGAGACGCACGCCGCAAAGCCCTTGACAGGCCACGGGATGAATGAGTCGCTACTCGTGCAGGAAAGGACCGCACTCGGAGTGCCCGCAAACGAGACGCCGAGCCAGTAGCCCATGACGAGCGTGAACGTGATCCAGAATGCCAAGCCGCGCTTTCTCATATCTCTCTCCTACTTCTGCGTGAACTGCGTTCCGAATAGCCGCTCCATCCCGGAAGCGTCCGGGTTCATGAGCCGGTTGATCTGCGCCCCAGCCGGAAGGAACCGCGTGCCTGAGCGGATAAGCCGCCGCGTCTGTTCCTCGTCATACTCACCTGCGATACCGGCCTTCGCAGCCTTCCCGATGTTCTCACCTCCGTGCGCTACGTCTCCGTAGAATGGGCCGATCATGAAGTCCCCGAGCGTGTTTAGGTCGCGCGGGACGCCCATGATTGAAAGGCCGTACTGGTCCGAGAGGTTCACCCCCGCCACCTTCGCCAGACTCGGCCATTCGTCGTTCTCGGGGTCGAAGGCTCCGAGGATGGGAATGGCGGCGGGGCCGGCCAGCATGACGAGCGTGCCGATGAACTGGACCTTCTCGGGCTTCGTCATGTCGCCCCAGAAAAGTTCGGCCGTCTTCGTCCCGAACTGTTTGAACTGGAAGGCGAGCCCTGCGAGAGGGAGCTGCCCGAACATGGGCGTGTGAAGCCTGCCGCCCCGGAACTGCGTCTGGTTCACGAGGTCGCGGGCGCTGCGGCGGGCCTCGATGATCTGCTTCTCGGGGGTGAGCCGCCCGGCCTTCACGTCACCGGCCGTCTCGTGGAGCGTCTTTAGGAAGCCCGCCGTGTAAACCTTCCCCCGGTTGTTCTGCTCTGACCGCGCGAATGTCCACCCGAGGGCCGTTTGCACCCTCGGGTACAGGTCGCGGAAGAACTGCGGCTCCACCTCGAACTTAGGCACGTCGGTCAGAATGCCGTCCATCTGCATGAACTCGCGCACGGCCCGGAACTGCGGGAGGTAGCGCCAGAGGGACGCCTTGACGAGCCACTGCGTCCCGTACTGCGGCCCCAGGTACTTCCCGGCGCGGGAGGTTGAGAGCTTCGGCAGCGCGTGAGTCCACGGCTGAACGGAGTTGATCATCGAGATGTTGAAGTTCCCTCCGATCTTCGAGTTGTACTCGATTGTCCGCGCCAGCTCCCCGAACCGCGTCACCGGTAACGGTGCGAACACCGTGTTCTCCATCGCTCCGCTGCGGACCGCCCCCTTCGCCACCATCCTGACGCCACGCTTGAGCAGACTCAGTGTCTTAGGATCAGCATCGGCCAGTGCGATAGTATTGGTGCGGAGGCGTTCCAGCGCCCGCTCGGCAATCCTGTTCTGCATCTCCCGGTTGCGCCCGAGGTAGTTCACCACGAAATCGCGGGTGTACTTGTAGACGCTGTGATCCGCGCCTAGCTTTGAGCGGAGCAGATCCACGGTCTGAGCCACTTCCGTGCCGCCCATCTGGTCCCAGGCCGCCTTGCGGGCCGCCATGCGTAGATAAATACGTGTTGTCTCTCTTCCATAATCAAGAAATGTCGGGTCTAGGACAGTCCGATCCTTGTCGATCGACCCGAGAAACTTCTTCTTCGGGATCATCGCTTTAACATCCACCGGCAAGTCCGCGATGTTGTGGACTGGAACGAGGTTCCCATCAGCATTTGGTGCAAGCGTCATGTGAGGGAAATACTCGCCAATGTTCCTTTCAGGAGTAATCGCTTCTGGAAATACCGTCGCCACTTCGTTATAAATAGAACGAAGTTTACCAACTACTTCCATGAGATCGGGACGGCCTTGGATGAATACCTTTGCATCTGATTTTCCATCTAACACTCTATTAACAACCTGAACATCTGCCTCTGCTGGTTCTTTATTTCCCCAAGCTGCGGCCTCAGCGCCAAGCCACTTTTCCGCTAGATAGCGCGCCGCCGGGTCGATGCGTCGGTCCAGCACGTCGAACAGGGCGCGGGTCAACGGGTGCTGCTTGAAGGCGCGCTCGGGGGAGCCGATTTCGCGCCTGCCCACGCTCAAGTCCCGGATGGTCTGCGGGGAGAGGTCCCACACGGCCGCCACGTCCGCAGGGCCTAGCCGATCCACGTAGAGTTCCCCGGCCGCCGGGAGGATGGCCCCCTCGTAGCCGCTCGGGACGACGGTGCGCCCGTCGATCAGCATCATCGTCTCGATGGTTTGCCGGCCGGACGACTTCGGGGAGGCGGCGGAGGCGATGATCTGCTTCGCGGTCCCGTCGGGCAGGAGCCCGGCGTTCATCGCGGCGCGGGCTTCTGGGGTCAGCCTCCGTATGATGAGGTCCTTCGAGATGATGGGGTCCATATAAGCGTGATTTGGCTCACCCTTCACGGCCTTCGCGTTCGCGGCCATCTGCATGGAGAGGTGAATGTCGGCCATGGAAGGCGGCTCGGTAGGCGCTGCCTTCTTCCCACCCTTCAGGAACGTCTCCACCTGAGACTGGCTTGCCGCACGCTCGGCGGCAGGTTCCGGCGAGGGAGATGCCCGAAGCCATCGCGGGTTCTGACTCGGGTACTCCACGCGCGGCTGCTCCTCCGGCGGCTGTCCGAAGATGGCCCGTAGACCTTCCGATGCCTGAGTGACGGCTGTAGGGAGGGCAGAGATATTAGATGTTCGGGCTTGAGCCGCGCGGACATCTGCACCCTGTCCAAGAATGCGCTGGCCGATCTCGATACTCTGCGCCCCCTCCATGCTCGCCGGAGAGGTTCCGCGAAGGAGCGCCGCGGGCCGCTGACGCATCGGGATGGCCCCGAGTTCGGGCACCACGGGCGACTGGAGGCCGAAGAAGCCACCGAGCAGCCCTTGTGCAACTCTTTCCTCTGGTTCCGCACCGTGAATGCGGGCCAACTCCTCACCGGCAAGTCCCTGAAGCCCCACCTGTGTTGCGCGACCGATGAGTCCAGACGGGGCCAGTACTTGCCCGGCCTTCCCCGCCAGCCCAAAGGCCGCAGCCGCCTCAAGGCCCTCAAGCGCCCCCATACCGACGCTTTCTGGCGTGGCTCCGGGGGTGAGGGCGGCCGTCCCGGCTCCGAGAGTGGGGAGACTCAAAAAAGACGAGACGCCGGGGACGGCGCGAAGGAGCCCGATATCAGGGCCGATGCGGAAGGCTCCGGCTCCAAGTGCCGTTCCAACGCCGCCTTCACTCGCTGCCATCTCCCGGCCGAGGTTGTAGGCTTCGCGGGATGCCTCAGTCAGTTGCCACTCGGCGGCTTTCTCTGGACCAAACAGCCCGGCAACGCTGGTTGTCGCCTTCGTCGCCAGCCGCCCGGCCCCGCTCTCGAAGATGGCTCCGAGCATTGGGCTCTGCATCCCGCGCTGGAAACTTTCCGCAATGGCCCGCTGCTCCTCGTCCGATACCTGCTCGTGCGGCGCAATAACGTTGCGCTTCCTGAGTTCGGCGAGGATTCCGGCCGTGCGCTCAACGTCGGCCTTCCGCTGCGCGGCGTTGACGAGGGACACAGGGTCGGCTCCTGGGGCCGTGCCCCACGCCGCGTCAAAGTCGGAAGCCTTTGAAGGAGCGGCATCCCACGCAGCATCGAAACTGCCCGGATCGGCCGCTTGCGCCTCCGAAGGACTCACGGCCGCCCGGAGTGCGGATAGGAAGCGTGGGATGTAGTCGGTCTGAATGCTGGCGGGGGCGTTGCGGGCGGTCTTGCCTGAGTTGTAGACGGCCGCGATGTCCTTCGGGTCCGGGCTCCTCGAAGCGATGTCCTCCACGATGGCCTTCGCGTACTGCCGGGCCACGGGCTCGTTCTCCTTCTTCGAGAGATCCGAGAACTGGATCTCCGGCAGGTCGGGCCGCAGGCGGCGGATGCCGTGAAACGTCGGCTGGATGATCTGATAAGGCGAGCGCGCCCCGGCAGGCGAGACGGCATCGTAGGCAGACCGCTCCGCCGCCTTGAGGGCGTCAACGACCCGCTCGTAATCGAGCGATGGGCGAACGCTGTCCCATGTCTGTGAGAAGGTGTCAGTCAACCGGATACCCTTCCTGCTTGAGTATCTTCCGCCCTTCGGCCTTGCTCACTCCCTGCGCCTTGAGTTGTCCGATGCGCTCCTGAAACGACGGCCTCGCTGCGGCGGTGGCGGGCGGCGGAGCCCCCGGCAACCCCGAGCCTTCCCCGATCGCCGGAGCCGCCGCAGGAGCCCCGCCGCCCTGTGCCAACGTCACCGCCTGATGCCACGCTAGTTCGGCCGTCTGCTGATCCGCGCCGATCCCGCCGTCGTCCTTCGGGGCGACGAAGATGGCGTCGAACTGAGGCTTGGCAATCACCCCGGCCTTGATGAACGGGGCGAGTTTCACCATCGCGGTTCCGGCATCTTCCTTCGAGAAGTCGATGCTTAGAAGAGTGCCAATCCCTTCGGGATCACTCGTAGTTGAGCCGCCAGGACCCCATGTATCTTCCACCTCCTCTAGGGTAGGAATGCCGGCCATGTTGTTGAGTCGCATGAGTTCGCGCAGCGTCGCGTAGCGCGTGGACTTGACCTTCTTCATGGCCGGAGAGCGAAGCGAGGTTAGAAGCTGCTGCCGCCGCCCCTGGAGCGTGTTGTCAAGGGTCGCCTGAGCCTTCGCGTCGTCCACCTGCCGGTCGGAGCGCAGCCGGTAGGAGCGCCCGGCCACCGCGAGAAGCCCGCGCAGCTCGGCCTCCTGCTCGGGCGTTGACGCGCCGGACTCGTCGGCGGCGATCAGTTCCTTCAAGCGGGCGTCCTGTGCCTTCTTCTCGGCCTTCGAGGTCGCCGTGTCCTTCGCCGTCTGCTCCGAAAGCTGGCTCGGGAGCCCGAGCTGGTGGCGCACTATGTCCCCGGCCACGCCGGTAGGAAGCTTTGGCTCTCCGGCCGGAGCCGCGCCCCCAGGAGCCGCCCCGCCGAGAAGGTTTGCGATGTAGGACTTCACCGGGTCGGCGGCTGTCTTCGCCTGCTCCCGCGCTATCGTCTCGGCCACCACCTGCCGCACCTTCGCTTCGCTCTCGGCCGTCTGCGCCTGCCCGATTGCCTGCGCCAGCGCCCCGTACTCATCGCCCGTGATCTCCGGCCGCATGTTGCTACCCGGGGCTTGGAACCTTCCCGCCACCTCCCCGGCCTTCCCGGGCAGTTGCTTCCCGAGGCGGCCGAGGATGTCCGTTATGGCGCCGCCGGCCGTTGTGGGACCGGGGGCTGAGATGGGCGCGGGCCGCATCGACTCGAACACCGCCGGGTCCGTAACTCCCGACTTCGCCAGCACAAGGGCAATCTCACGTTCACGCGCCGACTGCTCAAGCTGCTGCTGAAGGATGCGCCGCTGGCGATCCTGCTCGGAATCGTAGGCTTGCGTGAACCCGCCGATGAACTGCGCGAGGCCCTGGTTCCTTTCGCCCATCGAGTACCCCTATATCCGACCCGCAATCGACCCGAGCACTTGCCCGCCGATCTGTCCCCACGGGAACCCGCCGCCGCCACCGCCGCCTCCACCGGGCTGCGGAACCGCCCCGCCACCAGCCGCCTGCTGCGCCATGATCCGAGTCCTGAGCAGTTCGTTGATCTGCGAGAAGTTCGGGATTCCGGTGAGCGCGTTCGCCAGCCCCTCCACGCTCTGAAGCTGGAACAGGGGCCGCTGGCGGGCTTCCTCAAGCTGCCGCAGGAACTCCTGCCGCTGGAAGTCGGCCAAGCCGGTGGAGCGGGCGAACAGCGCATTTTGCCCCATCTGCTGCTGCTGGCCGGAGGTGAGGAAACCGGCGGCCCAGAGGTTGCCAACCTGATCCGTCGCCTGCCGGAAGGCCGCTTCTTGTGCGAGACGCCCGCGCTCCTGAATACGTCCCGCTTCCTCCGGCGAGAGCCCAAAGTCCTGGCCGGTGCTCATGCGCCGAAGGAGTTGAAGTTGAAGCGCGTGCTCGGGGGAGTCGTAGAACTTCTGGAGGCCGACACGCTGGATGCGGGTCAGGAGTTTTCCGGTGCTCCCGATGCCACCCGGCACACCCTTGAAGGACCCGGTGAACCCCGTCTGCGCGACCGCGTTCTCGGTCTTAGGCATCTCAGGCGCTCCTCTTGAATTCGATGATCCACAGATTCGAGTCGCCGATGGCGATGTTGAACTGATTGGACCCGTCCCCGTTGCACACGAGCTTTACCGTCTGCGCCGATCCGCTGGCGAAGGTATAGAAATAGAAGGCCGTGAGTGTGTTAGGGTCACCGGCGCTGCTCCCGGTCTTCCCCTTCGGCTTGTAGGTCTGCGTGACCCCGGCGATGTTCACACCAAGCTGCCAGATCGGGGCGTTGTTCTGCCGCGTGGCCGTAGCCTGCCCGAAGGCCAGGATCTTACTGCCGCTCTCGGCGGGCGTGTAGGACACGCTGGCACCCGTAATGTCGGTCTCGGAGGCCGAGGAATAGGCGGATATGGCCCCGGTATTGACCGTCGGGCCGCTCACCTTCATGACCGCCCCGATCACCATGTTCACGAGGTCCACGGTGGAGAGCGCGAGCTGATTGCTCGCCCCCCCGGCTATGGTATTTGCCGCCAGCTTCGTTCCGACGATACCGGCCGATGCGTTGATGTCGGCGTTTACGATGTTGCCGCCAAGAACCAGCTTCGCGTAGCTGACGCTTGATATATCGGAGTCAACTATCGCCCCGTCAAACTTGGAGGCCAGTACGTCTAGGTTCGTGTTCATGTCTTCGATGGGGTTTGACGCATCGAAGGCGATCATGGTCGGCTTGGACATTTACTTAAGCTCCACCCTGAAGGTCGTTCCGGGGCCGCTCGTCGTGAACGCCACCGCCGTCTTCGTCCACAGCGCCCGGTCGGCCGCGGACACCAGGATCGTCGCGGCCCCGTCCGTGTCCACCACCGTCCACTTCGTCGGCAACTTCCCGAGGTGATGGGCCATCGTCACCCGCCCGGCCACGGAAGCGAACGTCACCTCGTCAGACTCGATCTGCGTGATGAGCGCCTTCGTGTTCCCGACTATCTGCCTGAGCGCACTCGCCACGGCCGGGTCAACCGTGTCGGCAATCGGAACATCCGGGAACCTGACCTTGGCCATCACGCGGCCCTTCGCTTGCGCTGCGCCCGGAACCCGAGCTTGGACGTGGCCATGTCCTGCGCAGACACGCTGTTGGCAACAGAGAACTGGATAGCCTTGCCCTCGCCCTCGATCTCCGCCTCAAGATCGTTGATAGTCCGCGAGGCGATGGTCCAGACGGCCGGGCTTCCCCCGAAGGTCCATGTAGCGGCGCTGCCACCGAAGGTCCACGTTGCAACCGCCCCGGTCTGCGTCAGGGCGATGGTGGTGCCGCGCGTCTCCCGGTCGAAATCCACGCTCCACGTCAGCGTCAGCGCCGAACCTGTGGCGCTCTTGAACGTGCCGATGAACTCCCGGAAGCGGTAGATCATGTGCGGGTCGATCTGGTAGTGCTTAGTCTTGAAGTAGGCCGTGTAGGCCGCGTCGTCATAGGTGAACACGCCCGTCTTGAACATCTCGTAGGAGTGCCCGACGGTTCCGCCGATCCACACGATCGGCTTGCCGTTGGAATCAGTGAGCATCCCCGAGCCGTAAGCCTTTAGCGGTTCCAGCTTGAACAATCCCACACGATCGGCCCTGGGACGCAGGCCGAATGTATCCACCATGATCGCCGCGTCGGTGGAGGTGGACCCGGTACGCTGGTAGAACAGGATGTAGACGTTCAGCATCTCGTACCAAGCCGCGTGGAACTTGGCCTTCCCGGCGTCGCTCATGGCCGAGAACGTCGTGTCGATGCGAAGCGTGGTGCGAATTCCAGCCTGCCCGTCGAAGTACCAGATGCCGTTGAAGTCGGCGCTCCAGAGCCCCCCCTGCCGCTGAATGATGCTCCGGTGGTTGGCGGCGCCGAAGGTGCGCTTCGTCTCCACCCTATAGAAAGCGTCTCCCCCGGAGTTCACGTAGGGATGGACCGATCTGTTCTTGTAGAAGCAGATCATGTTTCCGATGTCGCCGATGCCCGTCACCCGGTCGCCGTCGGACAGATCCATGTTCTCTACGTTGTTGGCCCCGAGCGGATCACCGATCTGCTGCGGGAAGTAGGCCAGCTTGTTCACCCGGCTCCAGTAGGCCGTCGAGGGATTCGCCGTCTCCTTCGTGAGCCACAACCTGTTGTACCAGACGTGCGGCACCTGGCACTTCGGCGCCACGTCATGATCCATCTCCATCTGCACGCCGAGAGAGGAGTCGGCGAGGTTGTCCACGATGTTCGCCGCGATGGTCCCGGTGGTCACCTTGAAATACGGACCTGCCGCCGCGCCGCCGGCCACAGTGCGATAGAGCGTCCAGTGGCTTACGCCCTCAGCCGCGGCGCTTGAGTTCGCGGGAGCGGTGAACGTCCCCTGAGACGCCCCGGAGCCATCGGCGTAGGCGACCGAGATAGAAGCCGTGGTCGGGTTGCTCTCGATGCCGGTCGTGTTGTTCGTGTAGGTATACTTGTAGCGGTACGTCGCGTTCGTTATGGCCCCGGCGGCCTGCGCTGGCGCGCCCAGCGCGTTCGTGGGCGGCGAGATACCTAGGCGGAAGGTGCCGGCGGCCGTCCCGTCGGACATGAAGTTGTTGTCCACGCCGTTGCAGATGATCAGGTAGTTGCCGAAGGTGGCGAAGTTGATCTCGGCGTCGGCGTTAAGCCCCGACAGGATTGGAGTCGTGGACCACGAACCAGATGCGAACTTGACGACGTGCCGCTGGCTGCCCCCGGTGCCTCCGGTCTGAATGGCCTCCGCAACGTAAGCCTGAGTCCCGTCCGCCTTGATGAAGTTGTAGATTCGCCCGATGGTGATCGTGACCGTGTTCAGCACCAGCGCGACGGAGGAGGACTTCGAGAACCCGAGTGACTTCCGAAGTGAGCCCTCCTCGTGGTAGACGTTCAGCATGTCCGGACACTGAGAATCAGGGATCAACTCAACCGGGTTGTCCGTGTTGAGCCCCTGAATGGGTGCCGGCCATGTGCGTGTCACTTCGTTGAGCCTCATCAGAACCAGCCCTTCGGATCGATACTCCGGTTGCCGTCACGCGGCCCGAGCGCCCGCTGGTTGGCATTCGGAGGCGTTGCGTGAAACCACTTCAGGTCCGCGATGCGCTTCTGGTACTGCTGATAGAACCACTGCCAGGTCGTGTCAGCATCGTCGAGTCTCGTCAGGTAGGCCGCACCCCAGGCCAGCGTGTCATGAAACTGCGCGCTCCCTAGTTCGGGCGACGACGTGAGGGTGATGTCTGTAGGCACGCGGCGATACTTGTAGTTGAGTGTGTATCGTGCGTCAGGTATTGGCCACAGCCTCACCCCAAGCTCGCGCACTACCGTGAGAGCATTAAGTGACCGCAACACCGTTGTCATGCAGCACACACGCGGCTCGCCCGTAGTCCCAACATCAACGGTCCCATACCTGCGCGTATATTCTCCTTCGGTTATAACCTCAAGCTCAAGACCTGACTTATCGCATGTGATTTCAATTAGTCGCCCGAAGTCCACGGATGAGTTGGCATCTGGGCTTGTCCCAGCTTGCTGGAGGCTCCAGTCCGTCTTGAACCATGTGGCATCCGCCGTGCCCGTGAACTTCGCCGCTGGTCTTATTAGCAGCCCACCGTTAGGGCTTGCATAAACCATGTACCGCTCACTACGCGATGCGAGGTTTAGCCATCCACCCGTCGCGTATGCGGAAGTCTGCAATGTGGCCGCCCCGCCGAACGTGGCGATGGTGTTAGAGAACGTGAGAGACAACCCGGTCTGGATGGCCTCCAAGACCATCGAGCCTAACCCAATGTTGAAGTCAAACTCGTGGGAAGCGTAGATTTCGCGGAGGCACACGTTGGCGCGCGTGAGCATCTTCGCGCTCTCCGTCGTGCGCCCAGTGAACGTCTCGGCAAGGGCTACGATGTCCGCGCCAGTCATCCGACGATCTCCTTGAAGTGCCGCATCCAGTCATGCGCCCGCTGCTCCATCGTCCATGAGCGCATCACCTCGTCGTAGGCGTTCTCCCCGACTCTCCTGCGCTCCTCCTCCTCCTCGACGAGCCGGGAGATCCGCTCCACCCACTCCTGTTCCGAGTGGGCGATGTATCCCGTCTCGCCGTCCACCACGCTGGTCAGGAAGGGCTCCACGGCGCTGCACACGGTTGGCGTGCGCTGGGAGGCCGCTTCCATGAATTTTATATTCGATTTTCCCGCGTTGAACGGAGAGGCCGTGAGGGGGGCGATGCCGATGTCGAACTGGAGCGAGCGCAGGAGCTCGGGCCACGCCCGGATCGGCACGAACGGATGCTCCTCGACCTGAGCCGCCGGCAGCACGTCCCGCCAGTCGTAGGGCGAGTTCACGAACACGAACCGCGCCTGCGGGTACTTCCCGGCCACCTTCGACAGCGCCTTGGCGACGGTTGACAAGTCCTGGTAGTGCGCGGCGCCGCCCGCCCAGCCGATCCGCACCGTGCCGTCCCGCCGCTTCGGAGCCGGCGCGTAGTCCTCCGCGTCGATGGCGTTCATCACCACGCGGATGTCCGGCGAGTAGTCCGCGTAGGCACGCTTGAGGCCCGGGGTGGACGTGATAATCGCGTCGGAGCGCTTCATCTGCATGAGCGCCACCACGCGGATGCTCGGCCTGACCACGTTCATGTACATCGGCCCCTTCTCGGTATCGACCTTGATGGGCGTTGACCCTTCCACGAGCGGGACCGGGCTCATGTGGATGGTGTCCTCGACGTTGCGCTGGAACATATCGAAGGCCGGGTTATCGGGGCTCATGTCCACCACGTTGTCGTCGATATCCATCACCATCTTCGTCTTGAACATGTCACGCATAGCCTCGCAGTAAGCGATGTGCTCAAGCGTCTCGAACCGTTGAATGAGCAGCACGTCGGCCCACTCGAACATTTCCTCCATCGCCGGGAAGTCCGTCGTGTTGTGCTCCTTCGTCCAGCAGACACCCTTGAGTTCGTCCGGCATTCGGAACGTCTCGGCCAGCCCGAGCTTTTTGATCCACCGCTCTACCATCCAGGATCGGTAATACCCAACTCCATTATTGTTCGTGTGCAGGAAGGCGATCTTCACTCCTTCCATCCCTTCGTGAAGCAGAACGTGTATTTCATGGTCGTCTTGTACGGCACCCCGGCGCGGAGCATAAGGTCTACCCGGTCCCAATCGTACGAATACCTGGTATAGACCCACGGCCCGAACCGCGCGTCCACTTCCCGCCGAATTATCAGTTGCCCGAGGTCGATCTGTTCGTAGGCCGGGCGCTGCGCAGATAGGTTGCAGATTATTTCATCCTTAGCCGCGTCCTTGATGACGCCGAAGGAGAAGGCGAAGCCCAGGTTCTCCTCCTTCTCGAACAGCGCCGCGAGGCTTTCGACGTGATCCGGGGAAATCTCGTTGTCGTCCCCGAGGACCATGATGAGGTCCCCGGTGGCCTCCTTGCGGGCGTGGTTGAGCGGCGTCACGCCCACATCGTCGTGGTTTCGGTCCAGGCACCACTCATGAACACGGTCATTCTTGAAGGAGACACCGGCCTTGCCGTAGTGCATGGGCTCCCGGCCGTCGTGAACGATCAGGTGCTCGATGTCCTTATGCGTCTGCGCCTCAACGCACGCGACGGCGCGGGCCAGCCCCTTCGGGCGCTTCCAGGTCGGGGTGATGATCGAGACCTTCACGCGATCCTCTTGAGGTAGCCGCCCGGGTTGAAGGTCATGCGAAACCGCTCCATCGTCTTGTCCGCCTCGAACTCGGGATGCTTCGGCAACCATTCCTCAACTGCCTCCCAAGCGCCCAGACCGAAGTGCCAGGGAACCGGATGCCCGTTCAGGTTTGTGTCCTCGACGATCATGTATGAGCCCGGCGTCACCATCGGCCCGTAAGTATCAAGTTCAGCTAGCACGTTGGGCATCGTGTGATCGCTGTCCAGCACCACCATGACCCGCGGCGACACGGCGGCCAGCTCCCTGACCCGCCCGACGATCTCCGGGTCGGTCGATGAACCTTCGAGGAACGTCACACGCGGGTGCTCGGCCTTGAGCATCTTGTGCGTCAGGTCGATGCTCACTATTCGCCCGTTCCCGATGAGGTCCATCATGTGCGCCATGAAGAGGGCCGAGCCTCCCATGTGCGTGCCGGTCTCGATGACGAGATCCGGTTTCAACTCGAACATAATCTCCTGGTAGAGCCACAGGTCGCACGGGTACTTGAGGGCGCCGACGCCCATCCAGGTGATCCCCTGTCCGCGCAGGAAGCCGTATTCCTCATAGAGCCGCTTGTGAAACGCATCGTCGATCTCGCTCAAACGGCCTCCACCTTCTCCGGCTCCGCAGGCAGGACCGCCTCCCGGCAAAGCCTCATGTCGAAGCGCACCCGCTCCCCGTCCTCCAGGATGCGCTCCACCTTCCACGGCGGGCTCGGAACGGCCAGGCTCCGCTCATTCCAGAAGGAGCGAGCCAGCGGGTCGCCGATGCCGATGGGTACCACGACGGACAGCAGTCCATCCGAGGCCAGCACCCGGTAGGCCTCATCAAGCGCGTCCACCACCTCTGTCCCGGAGAGGGTCTGGAGCACGAGATCGTAGAGCAAGTGCTTCACCGTTCCGGTATCGAATGGCAGGCCGCGCCGGATGTCCCGCGCCATGTCCACGCCCTGCGCCTGCCGGTCGTCCAGGTTGACGTACCCGGGCCAGCACCCACGCCGGGTGCCGACCTTGACGCGCCGCTCCGTGGCCGGGTGATCGAGCTTCCCGAAGTCGCGCAGGTAGTGGAGGTTCTTCGTCTCGATCCACTTCCGGGCGAACACCTTGAGCATGGGCTTGATGTCCACCGAGTCGCCGCGGGTGCGGTTCTCAAGGTGGGTCATCACCGCCGAGTGGCAGAACCAGAGTTGCCAGCCGCGCTCGAGGAACTTGAGCCCGAGATCCACGTCCTCGTAGTTCGACTCGTACCGCTCATCGAAACCGTGGACCTTCTCCCATGCGTCCCGCCGCACGAGCGCGCAGGCCGCCGTCACCCCGTTCACGGGCCGGTCGAAGTTCAGGCAGTCGAGGTCGGCCGGGCCGCCGTAGAGGGGATGGAATGGGATGCCGTTCGGGGCGAACTCGATCCCACCGTGCTGGAGCGTGCCGTCCTCGTGGACGAGCTTCGCGCCGACCATGACGCACTTCGGGTTCGCCTCCATCGTGGCGATCATGGGCAGGAGGATGTTCTGCGTGCAGATCGTGTCGTTATTGAGCAGGAGCAGGAAACGCGACTTCGTCTCCCGCGCCGCGAGGTTGTTCGAGTGCCCGAAGGGGAGCGGGTTGTCCGGCTTCAGGCAACGGACCTTGTTGTCCTTGCACCAGACCTCGGTTGAGTCGTTCCCGTTCTCCACCACGACGATCTCGTAGGAGTCGCCCTCGTGATGCTCCCGGAAGGACTCCACCGCGGCCTTGAGCAAGTCGAGTCGGTTGAGCGTGGGGATGATGACCGTCACGTCAGGCGGCATGCTTCCTCCATCCTCGCGTCACCTTCCGGTAGTAGTCCCGGTCCACCACCGCCCCCAGCTCCCAGAGTTTCACCACCGCCTCGCGCCAGCCGCGCCGGATGATGGCCCCGGTTGCCGGGTCCGTCTCCGTGTCGTCCGGCACCCAATCCCTGGGCACGCCGAAGAGGAACGTGGCTCGTCGGATTCCCTCCTCGCGGTACTTCGGGTCGTCCTCCTTCAGATACACGCCCACCGTCCGGTAAGCGTTGTTCGCGTTCCACTCGAACGTCAGGCCCGGGTTCAACCGCAGCAGCAGACGCCGGAAGGAGTCCCAGAGCATTTACTTGGCCTTGCGTTTCTGTTGTTCTTCAAACTGTCTTTTGGCCTCTGCTTCCATTATTTCTCTGGAAGCAACGGCCCTGTCTCTTTCGGCAACGCTCTTGTATTTCACTCCTGCGGAATCGTAATAAGGCACATCTACTTTCACTGATCGCTTTTTCGATTCCATGAAACCTCCATGAAGGGGCCGATCCCGAAGGACCGGCCCCCGCGTGGGTTACAGCGTCGAAGCCCGCGACGCCGCGAGCAGCACCACCATCCGATGCTTGTCCGTGGCCATCGTGGTCTTCAGGTACTTCGCCACAAACGGGTAGATCACGCCCACCGAGTTGCGCTGCCCGAGCGGGTCCTCGATCCCGTTGTCCTTGGCAAGCCGGACCACGAGGTCGATATCGCTCCCGCTCAACTTCACCTTCCCGAAGGAACCCTTCCCGAAGACGAAGTTGTACCAGGCGGTAGCGGACGCGCTGGTCCCGGTCGAGGTGGAGACGGCCAGCGGGGAGTCGGTGATGCGCACCCCTTGGACCTTTCCGGCCTCGCCGTTGATGATCTGACTCATCGCGCCGGTGTACTTCAGGATGTCGATCCAGCCTCCCGCCGAAGCATCCGACTGGAGGTCGTACAGACACGCCGTCGCCACGACGCTGCCGAAGTCCTGACCGGCGAACGGCATGATGCCGAGCTTCCTCATCTTGATGTTGGAGCCGAGGAAGTCGGAGGCCACGATGTAGCTCGCCGACGTGACGCTGGAAAGAGCCGTCGCCGTGAGCGCGCCCGCCACCATGATGTTCCCCGTCGAACCCGAGACGGCGTTCGAGGTGAGTTCATCGCGGCAGAGCATGTCGATGTCGATCATGGCCCGGTAGTTGAGCCATTCCGACGCCGTAGGAATCCAGTCCACGAAGGAGACCTTCCGAAGGAAATCGGACTTCTCCGTCCAGGTGCCGTATTCCTTGATCTGCGCCGTGACCGAGAGCGAGGACATCGCCGTCGATGCTGGCGTGTTGCCTTCGGTGAGGGCCGTCGGAGCCGTGCCTGCGGCGTAGCCGTCCAGGCGCGTGAACACGCACTGGTCGCCATTTCGCAGGGGCACCGTGTCCTCAAGACCAAAGTTTTCGTACCGCGAGTTGAACTTGATGTAGTCCAGCAGGGCGCGCTTGTGGTAGATGGCGAGAGTCGGCGAGAGTCCCGCCGTCCCCGCCCGTGCTCCCTGGGGGACCGTGGTGGTATCGGCCATGTGCTTATTCCTTCGGCCTGAGCTGCGGGTGCCGCTGCAAGATCAGATCCCGATGGGCCTGAGTGATCGTCGGGTCCTTGAGAGCCGCTCTTGCAACGGTGGTCATGTCCGCGTCGTTCAGGTTAGGAGTTGGCGCTTCGGGTGCTCCCGTCCGGTGTGAACCGGTGGTGGTCCCTCGCGCCGCGTTGTCTGGTTTCCGGGGCTGACCCTTCTCCGCAGCCTTCTCCATCGCTTCCTCCGCCTTGGCCACCCGCAGGACCATCTCCTCCACGTTCGTCTTGCCGGCTGCCACATCTCCGTAGATGCGGTTGATCCGGTCCTCGAGTCGCGTGTAGTCGGGGTCCGACATGGCGGTCTTCATCTTGAGCAGTTGCGAGTACAGGGGCTTCGTGGCCTCCTGCGCGATCTCCCCCATCAGGTCCACGATGGCTCCCGGACCCTTGGTCTTGATGAGGTTCTCGACGTAGGCTGCCTTCTGCTCCTGCGTCCACGCCTCTACCTGCGGCTGTTGCGGCTGCTGGGGTTGTCCATGTGAACGCTCCAATTCGGCGTTCCTCATTTCCGCCCGTGTTGCCCGCGCCTGAAGATCCGTGATCCGTTTCTCGTAATTGACGAGATCCGGGGAGTCAGAATCATCCGATGCGGCGGTCCCCCCGTCTGTCTCAGGCTCGGCTCCCTCGGGCTCGCTCGCCGGAGTGTCCTTGTCGGGTCCGGCTGTCGAGGTGTCCTGGTCGTCCTGCATGAGTCCTCTCCTTTGCTGCGTTTGAGGTGGTTGGGCCAGATAACAGAAAAGCCGATTCCCGCCGTGCACGGGGTCGGCTTCTAAGCCATCGCTGGCCCACCGGCCGGGGAGCTACCCCGGACGGCTCAGACTTCGCTGTGCTGCGTTTGCTCCTCTCTCTCTTGGTCGATCAAGTCCTGCGCCTTCTTCAGAACCTTCTCGCGGATTCCGTAGAAGCCGCGCGAGGGCTCGCCCACGACGAAGGCGATTGCGTCCCGCTGTCCCTTCTTATAGGCGAATTCCTCCCCGAGAGTCCAGCCTTGTTTTACTTCGACCACCGTGAACAGGTCTTCCGGGTCGAAGAAATCCTTGATCGCGTCGATGAAGACTTGCAGCCCGGGATGCCCGGCTATCTCCTCAAGGCGGCGGGCGGCGGCGACGAAGAGTTTTTCCTGGTGGGTCATGGCCATGTTCTCACATGCCTCCGCCCATCATGCCCCCATTACCGCCCTGGCCCATCATCTCACCCTCTGGCATCATGCCGGCCGCACCAGACATGTCAGGTTCCGTCTTGCCGGGCTCACCGGCAGGCGCTGTCGGAGGCTGCACCGGAGGAGCCACCTGCACCGCATCGGCCAGCTCCGGGAACTTGACTTTCTTCGCCAGCCCATCCCAGACCTTCTTCAGGTTCACGACGAAGCCGGCGGCCATGAAGCCTTCCAAATTGTTCATCAGCGTCTGCATCAGGAACGTCAGGTTCTCCTGGTCGCTCTGCTTATTCAGGATCGTCGCGGACCCAACTGGGTAGAAGTCCCACCACCGCACGATGTCCTCGACCGAAAGCCGCGGGAACGGAACGGGCTCGCCCTGCTCGTCCGTGCCCAGCACCGGGGCCACGTCCTCGTCCGTCGCATACTGCTGGTCGAGCGCGAAGAACTGATAGCCCAGCCGTTTCACCGTGTCCTCTTCGACCACGCTGATCTTGAGCTTGTGCCGCGAGGAGGCGCGGTCTGTTATCTGCGCGATGCCGGAGGCCGTTTTGGTCACGCCGCGCGTCTGCCCGGTGGCGAAGAAGTCCTCGACACTCGACTCGACCTTCGCAAGCGCCAGGATCTCGTTCATGATCCCAAGGGCCGAGGGCTTGATGTCCGGGGCCTGGAGGAAGTGGAGCATCTGCGTGATGGGCAGGCCGGGACGCGTCTGCACGTCGTAGACGTTGAAGGACTTGAAGCGGAACTGCTTGGAGTTGATGCGGGCGTCGGAGTCCTTCAAGATGACCGTGTTCACGGCCTTCTCGAAGTTCGTCATGGTCAGCTTCAGGATGTCGTTGATGTAGTTCTGCTTCGTGAGGTTGACACCAGCGACACTCATCCCGTGGAACTGGTTCAGCCACGGCATTGGCACGGCCGCAATCCACGGGGACTGCCCGTGGAGGTTCGGCGCGGGCTCGACGCGAAAGACGATGCGCTGGTCGATGGATGCGTCGATGATGCAGGGGATGTAATTGCCGTCGTCGTGGTAATCGAACGGCCCGCAGTATTCGAGGATCGGGTGCTCTGACTTCCCGGTGACGCGCACGCGGTCGCCCCAGTCGGAGGGCTGGCCGGGCATGGAGTCGGTCACGTCGTAGGCCATCTTATCGTGCTCGTCCGGGAGGCGCGAAACGTTGTCGGATGAGTCGGTGATACCCACCAGCTTCTTCTCGAAGGCCGAGACGTTCACCCACCCGGCCGACTCGGCCATGCTCCGGATCTGTCCTAGGGTCATCCAGTCGCGGTCGATGATCCACCCGCCGTCGATGGAAGTCATGTAGCGGTCCCACCAGACGTCCCAGATGCTCTTAGGAACGAGGTCGGGACCTGAGTAGGCGAGGATCTGGCTTATCTCGTAGTCCTGCTTATCAAGCCCGGTCTCAGGGTCCACGGCTCCAGTGAGCGTAGAGAGGAACCTAAACTCGCGCAACCACGACACCTTCCCCCACGAGACGCCGAAGATGAGGGACTGGAAGATTATCTTGATCAGCTTCTGCCGCACCTTCGCCTTCTGAAATCGCCACTGGAGCACTGTCGTCAGGAGTTCTCCGGGCTCCCGGTCCTCGGATCCACGGCCCCGCATGCTCCCAAAGTCCTCCTCGGGCAGCATATTGTCCACGATGTAGGCGGCGATGGTTTCGATGAAGTGATAGACGAGGTACACGATGTCCGTGCGTTGCTCGTCACCGACCATGCGCGCCTGCCGCTCGTAGCCCACGAAGGCGTCGTGAAGCTCGGTCCACAGCGGCTCGAGTTTCGCCCGCTGGTCGGACCCGCGCGTGAACACGCTCTCGAAGAATTTGAGCGTTCGGTCGTGAAACGCGGTTCCCGGCGCAAGGCGGTTCGCCATCAGAACATCCCCTGCCCGCCGCCACCGAGCGACCTCATCGCCATCTGGAGCGCGAGGATGCGCCGCTCCTCCTCGGACGGATCACCCGAAAGACCCGCCTTCGGAAGCAGCGGGGAGAGCAACTGGCCCGCGCCGCCGAAGCCCTCGGCCGCGCCGCCGGGCACTGGCGCGTAGGTGGAGGGAGGCACGGACACGGCCGAGGGCAAGGAGGTGAGCCCCCCGACGCCACCGGGCGCTCCGCCGCCCGCGCCTCCCGATCCCTGACTCTGGCTTCCCTGATAGGCCGTGAGAATGTCCTTGACGATCGCGCGCCGTTCCGAGCCCTGCTGCCCGAGCACCTTCTCCAAGAGGCCGCGGCCCTGCTCGGCCATCGAGTTGCCGATCATGCCGCCGGGCTCTGCGCCCACACCGGACACGGAAGGCATCCCCGCCGGGAGACTCGACTTGAGCGCATCGCCGAACTGTGGCATCGAAGACGACGCGGCGGCCTGTCCGAACTGCTCCCCGAGCATCTGAGCGCCCTTCGCCTTCGCCGCAGCACCGCCGACCTTGAGCAGGGCGGGTCCTACTTTCGCAAGCAACGGCAGTAGAAACTGAAACATCGGATCCCCCTACACCCAGACTTCCTTGTTCGGATCAAGCATATGGCTCTTCTGCACCTTGAACCGTCCGCGCGCCAGCGCCCATTGCGCCCACCGCTGCGCTTCCTCAGTCTGCGTCGCCGACGCCTCGCCTATTGTCATGTCCCCAAGGTTGGGCTCGGGCTGTATGAGACACCAATACTCGAAAGCGGTCACCAAATGCGAGTATTGATTGATCAGCGGTTTGGCCCGCTGCACGGAGTTCGGGTTCACGTCATCCGGGTAACGGTAGTTCTCGAAGCACTCGATCGTCCGCTTGCACTCCGAGTTTATGCGCGTGAGCTTGAGTATGGCCGTCGTCTTCCTGATCCGATTCTCGTAGGTGCAAAGCGGCCGCGGGGGCGTGTCCACTCGGATTCCGATGTTCCAGAGGCGCTGCACCACCGACAGCCCGCCCATGAGCTGCGTCACGTTGTTGCCCGCCGGGTCGCCCACGTGTCGGCACTCCCGTGGGTCCGGCATCCCCCGCTCCTCGGCCCGGCGCATGATCTCGGTCGCCACGGCGTCGATGTCGGCGCGGTTAAACTCCAGTTCGTCGATGATCCGAAGATCCCAGTCCGGCCCCGGCTGCATCCACACAACCGCCGTGGTGGCGATGCCGAAGTCCCAGCCAAACTCAACAGAGAGGTTCGGGTCGTAGTCCACCACCTGCGTGGCCTGACGGTTCCGGTCGAAATCGAAGTAGATGCGGCTCCTGACGCTCCGCTCGTACGAAATATCCACTTCCTGCGCCAGGTCCTCATCCGTCCGACGCTTCTTCTCCTTCGCGTACCACTTCTCATCCTTGTGCGGGTGAAGACGCCAGTGAAGCGTCTCGACATCGATCTGCCGCTCCCCGGCCTTGCCCCACCGAAGATCGGCAAACATGTTGCCGCGCCCGTTGGGGGTCGAGATGACGAACCTGACGGGAGTCGAGTCGGCCGTCCCCTTCCACGCGAGCCGGTCGGTGTCCCAAAAAGCGAACTCATCCAGGATCACGGCCGAGAAGCGGCCCGAGCGGGAGAAGTGCTGGTTTGTTGACTCCCCCTGGATCACGTTCCCGTTCTCCACGTTCTTGATCAAGAGCTTCTGCCGTGAGTTCCGGCCCCACCGGCCCATCCGGTTCGCCCGGGTGTCCTGCGCAAAGTGCCCGGGCAGCATCCACGGCGGCATGTCCCGGAGGATCAGATCGAGCTTGCCGAAGATCGAGGCCGGGGTCTTGTCATCCACCGCCGCCTCCCTGCGCGAGCCCCAGAGCGTGTGAAAAGAGTCCTCGTAGAGCCAGTGGTGAACGTCCCAGGCCGCGAATAGCCACGTCGCGCCCATGTCCCGCGACTTCTCGACCAGCAGATCACGGCCGGCCCGCCAGTGCTCGTCAATCCGCCGGAGCAGGTCCACCTGGAAGGGCCACAGGATCATCGGTCCCCTCCCCGATTTCGCTTTCGGCCTCGGGTCCAGCGTCCAGACCATCAGATTCACGAACGCTTCCAGGCTCGTCCGGCAAATCTCCCGAACCGCCACCCGGGCATCCTGGCTGCTCTCGCACCTCTCCACCCACAACCGGCGCGCCCCGATCCAGCGTTTCTCGTAGCTCCGCTGCAAAGCCGCTCTGCTTTTTTCGGTGATAATCGTCAAACGTCCGCTCCTTCACCCGACTCGATTCCGGCGCCGCCCTCTCCGAGAAGTGGAAGTCCGCCACCCACTGAGCCGTGGCGAGACGGTTGCGCGTCGCTATGGACTTCCCGCCGATCGTGCCTCGGTGAATGACCTCCGCAATCAGCTCAAGCGACTTCAATCCCACCGCATCCATGAACATCTTCAGCCGCTCGGCCGGCTCCATCGACTTCAGCGACGTGTTGAAATACTCGTAGCGATCGGGCGTGATACTGCCGTCACGCAGCCGCGCAGGAAGCCGCCCCGCCTTCATCCCGCGAAGTCTCCCCACCGCTCACCTCTTGAGCAGACTCGCCGTCAGGTCGAACTCCGGCTCGTCCCAGTGAGCAACGATGTACACGGGGCCGCCGTTCACGGTGAACATCAGGAACGGGTCCGGGTTCAGTACGGCGTAGTCTGAGACGTAGAAATCCGCCGTCGGAATGAGCGCGCGGATCTTCTTCACCAGCAGCAGGGCCGACATCGGAACGGGCTTCTCGTACACGCTCAGCTTCCGCTCGCCCTCGTACATGGCGGAGGTAGGCGGGCCACCAGACACTAACCACACCGTCGGCGTGAACCCCGCCTGCTGCTGCATCAGAACGTTTCGAGATCGGTTGACCTCGGCGTCGCGCTTCTCCTCGAACAGCGGCTTCCAAACCCACGTTCCGTTCGGGCCGAGTTCCTTCTTCGCGTGGGCGCGGAGAAAATCGGCCACCTGCGGTTCCGGGTAGATCAGGATGTCCTCGGCCGCGAGGATCTGTTTGATCCTTACCTCATCGAGCGCCCTGTTCTTGAGCCCAAGCTCCTCCGCCAGCGCTACGTAGTTTACGAGCGCCGCTTCGTTGATGGAAGACTTCCTGAAGGCCTGAACCGGCTTCGGAAGGGGAATCGTCACCGCCACTTCTGCTCTGTCCATCGTTACCTCCAGTTTGTGTGTGCACCGCTCGAACAAACCTGGGACCGTAAACAAGTCGAGTGGTCCGTAATGATGCTTGTGGGAACATTCCGGATGATCCGGGAACACACACTCATGAAGAGCATTCGTCATCATCACCCACCCCCCCGAATCACCGCCTCGTTCTCCTCTCCGAAGTCCTGCCGAGCCCAGCGGATCATCTCCACCGCCTGCGCTCGTGCCTTCTCCCTCAACTCCTCCACAGCCGCTGCTTCCTCCTTCGGCGTCATGGAGGACCACTCCACATACGCGTACTCCCCGAAGTCGCGCCCGCGCAGGTACACCTTCACTCCAAGCGTCTGATACCCGAACGGATCCGCAGCCTCACCGTCCGGCCCACCCCTCAGGACTTCTTCCTCGTCAAACTCGAGCGGCATCAAAATCTCCTACCGGTTGTGCACACACTTCTCTCCGAGCCGCTTGATCCGAACGATACAGCCGCGAGGAATGGTCATACACCCACTGGCATCAGTATCCTGTGTGGACAATCCTCCAACTGCCGCCGCAACCGTCACGCTCCGCTGCGTCTGATTAACCAGCCACCCAACCGTGCGAATCCGGCACCTCTCGACCTTTACCGAGTTCACATCCTGCCAGCGAGACGTGAACCCATGCGCGTCGTCCCACGTCACCATCACAAGCCGCTTCGGACACGATTTTCGCGACTTCTTGACCGGGACCATCCAAAACCTCCTAACCGCCCATCAACTCCTCGCTCGGGCGTACCGCAACCCCGCTAGATCCCGTCCATGAACCGGAAGGGATTCGAGAGGGGGGGGACTTTGGTCGCGTGTGGGTGGGTGGGAGGGGACCCGGATGACGATGGAGGGGGGTGGTCCCTCCATGCCTCCGTACCTCGTTTCGAGCCGCCACACTATGTCTTGACTGACATACGAGCATGATATCCTCAATGCTTGCGCTCACTTGAGCATGCGTGTTACAGAAGGCTTCTTCTGTGACGCTACGTTCAGCCCAACCGGCGTCGGATGCGCTGAGCCTCGGAGCGCCCAGAAACCGATGAGACCTGCAAAAGTGAATTGGGCACGGTGATGAGTTGTCATCCACTCACTGGTTCAGTCAATTTTTTGACACTCCACCTTCAGCCAGACTCCGGTCTGGTGAAGATAGTGCTGTTTTAAGCATGCTGATTTCAGCATGGTGTCATGGAGCAAGTCAAGGAGATTGTCAACTTTTATTTCAGCGTCAGGTTGACGAGCCGATATCCAGCGCTTGAGGCTCTACATCAGCCTTCGGCCCATTGTCAACCTGGTTGTATCGAGGAGTTGACGGTGGTGATTGCGAGGCTAGTTCGAGGCGCAGTTCGCCCCAACCCTTTCCGTAGGTTTTCCCTTCCCCCACGAAGGCGATTGGAGAGATGGCCCGCTTACAGAGTTGAGTGCGCCTCTTGGCGAGGCGCTCTTTCTTCTCTGCGCTTACTGGGGAGGCCGGCGCTCCGAGTCCTGCCCAGTAGGGCTTGCCGTATCTGCTTCACTACTTCCTGCGGATTTTGCTGCACTTCATCTGCCGTCACTCTAAGCGTCAAAATGCCGCACTTTTCCTCAAGAACCTTGTCTCTCAGCCGGTCCTTGCTACGCTGGTCCTTTTCGCGGTGGTATCCGCCGTCAACTTCTACCGCCAGTTTTCTCTCAGGGCAGTAGAAATCCAGGATCCAGCCACGCATCACAACTTCCGGCTTGAACCTCACTCCGAGCTGCTTGGCCGATAACCAGGTCCACAGCGCCAGTTGCGCCGGGTTCATGTTCGAGACCAGCCTCTCGGCGAATTTTCTCTTGGCTACCAGGCCCTTCACAATCGGCTGAGTTCCGCGGCCCCACGACCCGCACGGTCTGTAGGACCGCGGGAGCGGGTCCTGGTGAGGCATGCGTTCCGCATGACTCCATCTTTTCGAGGATTTCCACGGGTAGCTCTTGTGTCTGCTTTTGCAGAAAGCGGAGCAGTAGGACTGCCTTATCGTGGCCTTATCACACTGCGGGCAAGCCATTTCATCGCTCTACCAGCCCCATAATCCGTTGTCAACCAAAATCGCCTGGTCCAGGCCCTCGAGGTTCGCCCCTGTTGGCCGATCTTCTAGCGGCCCATATCCCAGCACCCCCAGTTCCACGTGGAACATGCGAAATTTTGGCGAATGTTGCGTGACACTTCGCCTGCGTACTATTTTTTCCATTGACTAACATTCCAAAATGTCCGATACTCCACCTAAAGCTACAACAGGTGATGCGGGCCGATCCGTGAGTGCTCAACCCACGCCCCTGAAGGGAAGGTGCTTGGATAAAAGAATATAAGCGCGAGCCACTCCGCGGCGGCGCGCGCGTTGGAGATGCTAATGGGTGATCATCGCGCAACCATCAAGTTATACATGAGTATTCACGGAAAGATTTACGAACACGAGATGTGGATTAATTACTGGCCGGATAATGATGGTGTGGATAACCGAATTAAAGAGTTCTTTAGTGGGGCATGGGATGATGCTCTAGCCCGCTATAAAGCACAGATTTACGAATTGGATCGTGAAGACAGAGAGAAGAGGGAACGCAAAAAGGAATTGGAAGAACTGGCTCGGCTGAAAGCAAAGTACGAACCGGAGGCCACTTGAGAGAATTCCGCCGCGAACCCCTTCGCAACGGCGAGCCCGAGCGCCTCCTGGCCGCGTGCGCCACGGACTTCGAGCGCGCCGCTATCGGCGTCCTGCTCGAAACGGGCCTCAGGCGTGCCGAGCTCTGCTCCATCACCGAGGAGCAAGTCGATTGGGCCGAAAACCGCCTGCGCGTGGTCGGCAAGGGCGACAAGCGCCGGGTCATTCCGCTGTCGCCGGCCGCCGAGCAGGCCCTCCGGCTCTGGCTCTCCCTGCCCCGCCTCAGAGCCCCGATGATTGCCGTCAACCGGGCCGTCGCGGTCGCGGCAGAGCGGGCGGGGATTGCCGGCGTTTTCCCCCACAGGCTACGCCACACGTTCGCCGTCAAATGCCTGAAGCGAGGCATCGGCCTGCGCACCCTCCAACTCCTGCTCGGCCACCAGAGCATCGCCACGACTCAGCACTACCTCAACCTGAGCCCGGAAGAGGTCATCGAGGAGTTTCGGGAGAAGTGGAGGTAGAAGCAAGACGAGCAGCAGGATGATCTTCACGGCAGTCTCCGGCACTCAGGACATGGCTCCTTGTAGCCGTCTCCAAAATGCCCAAAGTATCGCCCGCAGCATGTGCATTTTTCAACGGCCCCAGCGAACGCCATGCTTGGAGGACGTCTCCACTTCCGAAGCCCATGAGGACACACTTTCCTCTTCACGGTTCCCTCACTTTTTGAAGTACCCACTTTCCCCAGCGTGCATATGGGCGTGGATCGGGTGCCAGCCGACCTCGCACTTTGACGCAGTTTCGGTTGCTTCCTCGTAGGGGGTTTTCTCCAGGGGCTTGAAAACAACATCTTCCTTTTCCTTCTTCATGGCTCCCTCACACGCTTGAGTGCGGCTTGAAACTTTGCATCGGCGGCATCAAGAAGCGTTATGCTAAAAGTTCCCATTCGTTGCATTCTATCGGCGCGTAGATAAGCCTCCGCCGTCTCTATGAGTTCCCGTAGCCCGCTCTCGCGTTCGATGATTCTGGCACGCTTAGAGTTTTTTGGCCTCGGCGCTTCCGGCCAGCTATGATCGGCTTCGTACTGAGCAAGAACTTCAGCCGCCCTCATCGCCCCGGCCAGGGGCTTCTTCTCCTGGCTCATGGTCCACTCTCCTCGAAAATCGCTTCTGATGGCCCTGGCTGCTCACTGGCTCGTTTCAGCGTCCCTGAGTATTCACGAGCCGGTAAAACGCAGCCAGCGGCTCCCTACGCTTCCACAGGGGCACTCTCGGAGGCTTCCCGAGTCCGTTGTCCGTGGGAGCAGCGTCACCCGAACCCGCGTCTCGTCTCTCGGGCCGTAGACCTTGAGCGTCACCCCGTAGTCACAGACCTGGGCGTCGTCCCGGTAGAGCACGCCGGACAGCGCGTCCTCGACGAGTTTCACCAGGTTCGAAGTGTCTGGGCGCGCCGTGTGCGGGACCAGCACACCACCGGCGACAAGCGCCCGTCTCCACGCCGGCCAGGACTTCGGGGCGGCGAAGACGAACGTGCATTCGAGGCGAACAGGGCCGGACCAAAGGCCCTGTCTCCCGCGCAACGCGACGGCAAGGGCGGCCGTGCCGACGGCTCGCTTCGCATCCCGGCACCGCTGCGTCGTGACGTTCCGGCCCTGCCAGATCCGCGGGCGGTCCAGCGGCACGGGGCGACCCAGGACGGTGAAGGCCACGACGGTCTGGACGTTCACGCCCGCCTCCTCGCCCGCTCAGGCCGCAGGTACGCCCTGCCGCCGCAGGCCGGGCACACCTCCCGCCCTCGCTTCGTCACAACCGTGGCCGGGCACGCAACGAGGTGCGGCTCCTCGCGCAGGCCGGCGGCGCGGAGATCAGCCGATGACGCCGCTTCGGCCTCCTTCGGGCGCCCCACGGTGCCACGTTTCACTCCACACGCCTTCGGCGGCCCCGGGTACGCGAGTGCTCGCTTGACCACCGTAAACGAGCGGCCCGTGCGCCGGACTACTTCCGCGCGCGTCAGCCCCGTGCCGATCAGCCGGGCGATCTCACGCTTCTCCGCTTCGGTGAGCGGCACGCCAATCGGCATCAGAAACCTCCGTAGGCGCTGGCGAGGCGGCGGTCCTCATCCGGCAAGCGCTGCCCGTAGGACGTGACGAGCAGCCCGCCTATCTGGTGAGCAAGTTCCCACTCCCGGCACGAGACGGCCCAGGCGTATGCTTCCAGGGCGAAGTCCAAGCGCGATCGGTTGTTCACCTTGATGTCCTGGCAAAACCCTTCCCACGCCTTCACCTGCCGCTTGTATTGTGCCTCCCAGTCCTTCACGCGCTCAGTGAACATTTCATCGGCCTCGTCGTAATCCTGAATCGGACGCGGTGCCTGATGCGGTTTCGTTGGGCACAGACTCGGCCCATAGCCTTTCGTATCTGCGAAGACGGCTCGGTAGGTCGCCGCTCGCGTCTCTTCGAGCGACAGGCTCCCCGCCATCGCGGCGGACGCGATGTTGTGCAGATCCTCCGGCATTGGTAGTTCCGCGCAATATGGTCTCGGGTCGATTTGCTTCACGATTCTCTCGCGGCGAGTTTATCCACCCGCTTGAAGATTGCATCCACCTCGGTCAGAGCTTGGCTCTTGCCACCCCCGAAGTCTCCCTCCAAAGCTCGGTCCACCGTGTCCGGCCTGAGCATGAAGGCCGCATTCGGCCGCCAGCCGTTGCACTTCGTATCCCGGAGCCATGTCCAGTTCTCAACCCGGCCGTATACCTCCCGCCACGTCCCCGGGTCGGGCGTCTCGCGCAGCCGTGCCCGAAGCTTCACCAACCGAGCCCCCTTCGGTGGGCGCATCGTGGGCCACCCGTTCTTCGTGGCGAACTCGTTGTGAAGTGAAACCCACCAGCCCACGTCCGGCTTCGCCGAAGGCGAAACGGACAAAGGAGTTTTTACCGAAGGCTTGAGATCCGAAGGCATGACTACCGAAGGCTTGAGATCCGGCAGAATTACATTGCTTGCAATTACATTGTCAGAAGTGCTTGCAGGGATTACGCTTTTAGCCTCATTCGGATGTGGGTGCTGGAATCGCTTGAAGTTCGTCACTTCGAGGAACTTTCTGCCATCGACGGCGTATCGAACGATGAAGCCGGCCGTGGCGAGAGTGACCAGAAGAGCGTCGATGTCCTCTTGGTCATAGGGGAGTGACGCGAGCCGAATCCGAGCCGGAGAGTCTTCAAGGCGCCCCTCATTGTCCGCCAGCGTCCACAGCGCGATGAATAGAAGCCTGGCAGCCATCGGTAACTCGGCGAGTTCCGGGTTCGTGAAGAAGTTCGGATGGATGATCCGCTGCCGAGCCAAAACAGAACCCCCCCGGATTGTCAAGTGGGAATTATCCCCTTCACTCCTGCTCCTCCGTATATATCCCAACCACTTGCATCCAGTTCGCCGTGAACAGGGTGACAACGCCGTTGCGGGCTAGTTCTTGCCAAATAAGCAGACGCACAAAATCACGCGGAGGAGCCGCCTCCAACCTGCCGGGGCCGTAGGCGGCCTCAAGTTCCTCGTCTGTCGGCGGTCCAAAATTCAAAGTCCAGGCGAATCTGTCCAGGGCCGCCCTTACCCGCGCCTCGTGCTCTTCCTTCTTCACGATCTTTTCAATCGTTGTTCGCGTAGTTTTAACCACGACTCGAAAGTGCTTGGAGAAAACTCCCGGTGATGTTCCCTATCGCGCACCATTCCTTGTGCGTCTCCACCACCTCCACCAGAGTCCGGACCTTCGCGTCCCGCTCGGCGTTGTCGCGGGCGATTTCCTCGCGGATGATGTTGGTGAGCACGGATATCCCAGGACAGTAAGCGGGATATGCTGACGTGCTGCCATGCTCACCAGGAGGATGGATCAACGTCTCAATTCGCACCGCCGCCATCTTCGCCGCGTCCGGCTTGTGCGTGGCGGCTTCGTAGATAACTATAACCTTGCGCGCATCGTCCTCAGCTTTGCTCCCTAAATCTCCGCGCGCTACGCGCCAACATACCTCCACCGCCTGCTCCGCGATGGCCTGCCAGTTAGGTTCGGTCATAGGTCCAAGTCCTCCTTCACGGCGCGAAGCGCATCTTCAAGCTCATCTTGCGTCGCAATCGCGCACCATTCCTTGTGCGTCTCCACCACCTCCACCAGAGTCCGGACCTTCGCGGCGTGGGGGGCGTAGGCGGCGCGGATGATGCTTGCAACATCATCTAACTTGTCTGTTGGGCGCATCTCGATCATGAGGTTGGCAGCGGCCACTTTGATCCAGTCACTCATTCTGTCCCCCACTCGGTATCGAAGGCGTCGATGCTCTTGTATAGCGAGCAGTCATCTGCATAAATGCAAGTGCGTTCCTCGTGTTTGTGGAAGCGCAACACTTCATCCCTCAACCTTCGCGCCGTCTCGGTGCGCTTGGCGAAGGCGGCGTCGATCAGCCCTTCTGCGTAAGACTGCGCTACCTCGTCCCACGGGCACTCGACGACACTGCTTCCGAGAAGGTTGCTCACCGCCTCTATCGCCGGTTTTGACATCAGCCCTCCTTTGCCTGTGTACCACTCTCATGCTTGTGCTGGCCTATGCTTGGGCATCCGACGTGTGGACAATCACGCTCCTTCTTCTCGCACGCGGCAATGGCGCGCTCAAACGATTGCCAATCAGCATCACTCAAATCGTCAGGCTCGCCAGACCCCATGTAGGCCGTGTGAATTATCTGCGCTGCCTCCAGCAGCGCATCTCGCTCGCGCTTCATACGCTCTACCCGCAAGTAGAGTGGGCAGAATTCAGTATGTAAGCGTCTATCGGTGACACACCAGCACTTTTCACTCATCGCTTCTCCATGCGCTCCACGACGGAGTGGGCAAGCTTTTGAACTGATTGCGCCTCCTCACCCATCACTTCTACTTCTGCTACCCATTTTCATCGACCTCGATTTCCCCAGCACCGTAACAGCGCGGGCAGGTGTCACAATCCACGAAGGCCAGTTCCTCACAGCGTGGACAGGTGATCAGCATCGGTCCTCCTACTAAACGCCGAACCTATCATAGAAAAACCTACGAAGTATCCGGGTATGGTATCGCCACCACGGCAGTTTGCAGTCACGGCGATCTGGGTGATACTGTCGCCACGTAGGGTCGCACAAGCATTGCTTCCACATATCTACTCCTCGAAGACGGCGCGCGGGCGTGGAGGGGGCGCCGAATTGTGCAGCCACAGCCGTCAGCCGCTCTCGGCAGTAGTCCTCTATCAGTTGCATCTAGCGGCACTCTCTCAAACGGCAAGTTGACCTGGATTTGTTTTACGTCGTCGTTTATGGCAAGTTACTCCTGGCTGTATCAGCCGAAAAAGACTGGCTATAATGTGCCACTCATCGGAGCGCACAGGTTTCTTTAAGCGCAGTTCAAAGATGTTTTTGCGCCCTACCGGGATGGTGACATTTATTGGATACGAAGATTCACCCATGGCGCTCCTTCATGCGATCCACGACTGTTCTAGCTAATGCGCGTATGTTAGTCGCCTGTCGTGGAGTCCACGGAACCGGCGTCAGAACGAGGCGACACGCCTTTACCGCGCCACGTCCTCCGGCACGTCGGGGACGGGCTCGGCGAGGATCGAAGCAGGCGGAAACTCCCATCCTGTCCGGTGACTCTCTCTCACGCCCCCGCTGTCACGTATGCGGACATGTGCCCCACGGCCGACCGCAAATGGGGCATACCAGAGTTGGTCCCTCTTCCATCGCTCCTCCCCTCACGCCCCCGCTTTCATCGGGGGCGGCATTCAAGTTTCCCATCCATGAAAACGCCGATAGGCCGGTGGACATTCCGGGTCTTTCTTGGCCCGTCGTCGCTCAACTCGGGCCTTTGCCTTCTTGAGCCATTTGTGATAACTGCGGCCATGCTTAGTCTGATGGCTCTCGCCGCGTTCCGTCATTCCGTATGCCACGGTCACCGCCTCTCTCACGACGGCCCCACGCTAGGTCGTGCGCCTTGCATGGGATGGGGTAGAGTCTAACGAGGTCGGGCAGACCCCGGCACGTTACCATGCCTTTCGGCACCGTCGTATAGGTGGGCGGTTGCGGGCTCGACGTTTGAACTGTGGACACCGGCGCGCCGCATGTCTCTCAGTATCCGAGCGCCCCTGCCTGTGCTTGGCACTTCCGAAACCGCCCTTGCGTGGCATACGGATCACGGATGACCGCCTCAGCAGTATTCCGGTATTCCGTCACGCCGCCGCAACCGTCCTTGGACGGCCCCGCGCTCAACGTGCAACGGTGCGGGATGGGAAGAGACACTTACTGCATTCGATAGCTACTTGCTGTCGAAGGTTGACTGTACGTTAGTCAACGGCACGTTTACATGCTCCGAAGGAGCGCCGTCTACAACTCGTTGGTGGACGGTTGCGAACCGCATCCATAACCTATCGGGCTGCGCGTAGGCTGGCCCACAAGGTGTACCCGCGTCATCCGCATCATCGCGGACCTTCAGACACAGCGGCTTCTAAGGTCTATGATCCCGGTTCGCCGGGCCACCGCAACCGTCCTTGATCCGCACCGATGGGATGCCACGTTCCATCCACTTCCAGGCGACCCACTTCACCGATACGGATCGAGCACGGCCCGAGAACTTCGTAACTCGGGACGCGCCGCCTGGACTCTCCAGGCTAACCCGGGCTCGCGTTCGCGGGACCCGGTTCTTCCTCACCCGCGCATTCGTGCTCCGCTCCCTCCCGAAACATCTGCTCACACTCTGAGCACGGAACCCACGGCGGGAGCGCGTCCTGCTCCACCTTCCACGCATCGAACTCCTCTAGAAGAACCTCCCACTTCTCAGCGCGGGTCATCTTCCGGTCCGCATCGGGCGAGGAGCGGCGGGGGTAGGTCATGGTTTGCTCACACATTTGTTGCACACAGCATGACGAACTGTAATCGTACCAATCACGGAACGCAGTTTCGATATATCAATTAAGTCACTAAGTTCTTGAGGGAACTTCCACTTACCACATCGCCCGCAAACGCGTTGTCGGAGCCCGGCTTTTAACTGAACATCGGCCCATTCCACTTCAGCTAAGTAGCCTTCTGGATGCGGATCGCCAGGCTTGTATCCTTCACTGCTCAGAATGCAAGCTACCCGCCACGGTTCACTCATGTCTCCCTCATCATGTGATCCCACTTCCGCCGATCCTTGTACCGCTGATAGGCGGCGTCGATCTTCCGATCGCGTTCGGCGGCGGCTTGGGAGGTAACTGTCGGCTCGTTCTCCATCACACCCTCTTTTTAAGTACCTTGTCCAGTTCGTAAGCCTCTCGGTAAAGCACGAACATTCGCCATGCATCATCCAATTGCCCGAAGTGCGCGTGAACGAAGTCTGCTTCTTCCTTGGAAAAGCGCATGATATCGAAGCTCTCGATGGTGTCCTTCGGATGATTCTCCTCCCAGAGAACCTTGTAGGCGGCAAGTTGAAGCAAGTTGTCAGGGTAGAGCCGGTTGGCGGTCTTCCAGTCCCCAACCGACAACTTCCCGTCCACGAGGATAATCGCATCTGGCGTTCCGCCGAAGCGGTACTTCTCTGAAACCAGCGGCTCCTCTGTCGCCACGACCTCCATCTTGCTGCGCTTCGCCCATTCCTCGAACGCCTCGAACCCTTTTCGCGCTTTGGATGCGAGTTCCGCCGAGACGTCCTTGAGAGATTCTTGCGGGTCCTTCTTGTGCAAGAACGCCTCAATCATCTCGTGCGCCAGCGTACCGGAGGATGCGGCTGCGTCTCGCACCTCGCGGTAGTCAAGCCCTTGCATTCCAAGGTCCCAGGCCCACGCAATCAAGCCGCCTGATTCCTTAAACCTAGAAATGATGGTTGTTACTCCAGGTACTCGTGTTCCGTCAGCAAGTATATACCCGGTTTTTGGACGCGCCATATCGTCTCCTGTCTATGGCACGGCGGCAACTTTTGCATTGTCGGCGGCCCTCAGGGTTAATGTAGGTATTCTGCTCATCAAAAGGATGGCCGTGGATACATTCGGTTTGGCGGAATTGCTTGGCTGCCGGGGCGTTTCCACGGATGATATTTTCGCGTTGGGTGACTACTTCAAGATGCTCTGGATTGACACATAAAGTGTTGCAACAAAGGTGGTCAACAACCATGCCTTCAGGAATCGCACCAATATAGTGTTCATAGGCCCAGCGATGAGCACGCCTAACTTTCCCGTCGGCATGAAATTCACCATATCCTTTAGGTGTAGTGGATCTTGACCATAGCCAGCATGTAGACGTAAGATCATATTCTACTGCATCTATGAAACGCTCAATGGGATGTGCCATACATTCTCCTAAAAAGGCGGTTCATCCCCACTTCGATCTTCCGCAGGTGGCTCGACAGGCTGGACACGAAGAGCGTTGTGAATCTTTCCCTGAAACGACACCTTCTCGGTCCTGAGTTCAATTTTGCGCCCGGTCCAATCCTCCATATCATCCCCGAATGTTTCTGCAAGAACAGTGGCATTCGTCTTGTTGAGCACCATGCCCTTGCGCTTACCCTCAAAGTAGAGGATAGGTTTGTTCTCTTTTTCATCACCCACCTCTTCAAGGATTACTTCCCTGATGATAACTTCAATCCTTCTTCCACCGAGATCGTCCCCTGCCAAGTACCTGCTTGGAAACGCTTCACTCACTTTCATTTGTACCCCCTATTGGGTTGATTTCACCGGGCCGTTCCCGTTACTGCGTGGACGGCCTGCTTAATTGTGATACCGAAGACCCGGTGGATATCGTCGGCGTTGAACACGCGCCTACCGTCCGAAAGCTGGTAGCACCGGAGTTCGATCGCACCGAATCGTAACATTCCTTTGTGGGTCGCTACCGGCAAACCATCGGCCGGCGGCGGGTTCTCGAAGTATATCTCGAACCAGTCGATCTTGTCGAGCAGCGTGTCCATCGGTGATCTGATCACCCCCGCCCCCTATTCCGCACCCACCTACGTCGGGTCATACTCCGCCCACTCCGGTATGTACGAGCCCTCGCCTTCGCAGCGGCGGCATGGCTCGATATCCTCGTTCTCACCAATGCCGCTGACGTACCCCCTGCCGACGACGTACCCGCACCGCTGCTCGGACTCATACCACCTGCACGGCCCATCACCGCTACAGTTGCAGGTCCCGTCACACTCCACCGGCTCCTGCTGGGGAGCTTCCGGGCATCCGTCGCGGTGGCCCGACGTTTCCAGGCACGTCGAACAACTCATGCTGCTCCTTTAGAGACGGTGCGGGCCGGAATTCAACCGGCTTGGGATCGGCACACACCGCTCCCCGTATCGTCTGCCGGGTTCTGTCGGCTCAACCGGGCATCTCTCGCCACGCCGCCGCACCGTCCTGCACTGGCACCGACTCCGGCTGAGATTAGCGGCTATGCCGGTAACGTTCGCCGTATTAGCCGATGCCAGTGAAGCACGGCCCGATCAGCCTCCGATCGGCTTACCTGTGATTGTTTCAAGCTGTCTAGTAATACGGTCTATCCGTGCAACATTGCATGGAAAGCAGTAATACTTACTCCATGCAGTTCCAGCGGGCCGTTCACACCCTGATTCGATACATGACTTTCCGGTGTGATACTTAGCCGAATTGCCGCGATGATCTGGGTCTTGATACGCTATCATGTTACTACTCCTTCACCGGCCCGGCGGTCCGTGCTGGGGACCGCCGTTACTTCGGTGCCTGCCCCGGGACGAGGCACCGACTTCCATTCCCTCGGCAGCGGCACGACGTGGCCGCCCGCCAAAAAAACCACGAAACTGCAATCCGAGCAGAGAGCGACCGGACTCGAGCACGGCCACACCGCGAGCCATCGCGCCTCGGGGGCGGCGAGGAAGTGAGAGGCGGAGCAGCGGGTCATGGCTCTTTCTCCAGCGTTACACGCCACTTCGCGTCCGTCGGGAGTAGCCGTCCGTCCATACAAACGCAGCGAGTCAGCAGACCACCGCCATTCACGAGCGGGCCAAAATGTATGATGAAAGGTCCGTGATCAAGGCCATTAGTTGAAAGTGTGGCACAGCCGTAATCCGGTTCCAGTGGCTCTGGCCCGCACCCCACCGCCATGAACGCGAGCAGGCCGATCAGCGCCGCGAGCCCAAAGCCCGCGACCCAAGGCGAGACGACGTTACGGAGGACGACGCGCAACCCTGTGGACGACTCGTTCTCCCTCGACCGAATCGCCCTACGCGCCGCCCCCCGCTCTTCGTCGATCACCTTCCACGTTGGATCGGGCATGGCGTCTATGTCCGAGTTGGTGAGGCGGTATCTAGTGAGCATCGTGGGCCTCCGTTTTGGTGATGGCGGCGCGAAGCCCCTCGTATCTACAGGGCCTGGAGCAAGCAGGTAACAAGTAAATATCAACCCCGGCGTATGCGTGCTCATCGCTCCCTCCCTCAGATTTCCAGCCCCGTCGCTCGAAGCCGCATTGCCTCGGCTTCATCCCACCCCTTCTCCGTCAGGTGCCACGCACCGTCACGCAGCCCCTGATCGATCTGCTCCGCCCGCTGTAGCGGCTCGACCGCATCGGCCCAATTCGCCCCGTCGATCGCCTCGCGAGATTCCTCAAGGAGGGCGTTTCCCGTGCGTTCCCACGCCTCCCGGAGCGCCTCCCCCTCGCAGGTATGCCGCCGCACGATCAGCTCTGCGTCTCGCAATTCCTTCGTTTCCTTGCTGGTGCCGTAGAGGAGCAGCCAGTAGTCGGTAACGGACCCGCCGTTGCGCGCGGCGTGCAGCAGGAGCTTCCGGTGATGGTGGGTGAGGGTCAT